TATTTAGCACCTAATTTAGTGCCATAAGTATTGTCTGTATCATCGTCAAATACATTGTTGAATGATACTTCACCGTAAACACCTAGTTTATCAGTAGCAGCGACAGAGCCGCCAAATTTTCCTGACCATGCTGAGTCAGAGTCAACACCGTCAGCGGCATTGATTGTCTTTCCGCCTTGAGCATACCAATCTAGTATACCTACGGAGTTCTCATAACCTACATGTAGATCTGTAGCTCTTGACTGATAATCATTACCAGTATAAGAAGTGTTAGATTCTACATTAACATAAGGTCCAGCGATTGCTGGTACTGAGAATAAAGAAGCTGCAATAGCTAGTGAAATTTTTTTCATTAAAATATTCCAGGGATAATTTGTCCAGTCGTGGCGTATGCTCCAAGTGCGGAGATGATTCCAATCATAGCCCAACGGCCATTCTGTACTTCTGCGTTCTCGTTCATTGTATATTCTATAGGGGGTTGGAGTGCGATAACTTCTGTATCGTTCATTAAAAAAAGTTGACAAGTGTACAGCGGCGGGTACGATGAACTGTTCGGGCCGCCACGTGTAACTTAGAAATTAATATTAGATCGTTCTAGTTTTTCCATAACTTCTCTTCTGTAAGCAGGATCACTATCATACTTAGCGTCACCCATAGCGGCAACTACTTCAGCCTGACTCTTAAATACATCAGCTCCAGATTTAGATCCTTTACCTGTTACCATTTTACCATCATATCCAACCGCATCATTATATCTATAAGCTAAGGAACGTACAGCAAAGAACGCTGCTAAAGGATCACCACGTTCCATCACTGTATCAAACATTTTAACTTCCTGTTCACCTAAATTTGATACAGCCCAGTCCATCATGTTAGCGTAATTCTCTTTACCACCAACAATGCCTTGTAATTGTTGTACATCAGATTCTGATAGATCTTTATTAGAGTTAGCTTGTCTGTATTCCAGATGTAGTCTAGCTACTTCTTTAACATCCATCTTCTCTAAAGCTTCTACAGTTTCTTTTGTATACCTCCCTTCTTCAGAGGTAGCTTCATTCCATAGATCTTCTAAGATTGTAGAATTTGTAACTTCAGCTCCTTTATCTTCTTGTTCCTTCTTAGCTCCATCTGTTGTTAGAGGGTTAGAAGATCCAGTTTCTTCTACAGGTTCAGGTTCAGATTCAACCTTATTTTTTTCTCCTAACTTTTTCTCTAATTCAATGTAAGCTTTTTCTAATTCTTGAGCATTTTCATATTTACCTGCAAGACGCTGATCTTCTGCGTTTTGCATCTGCTCACCCACCTGCAGAGAATCTTGCTCATCAGCATTAAGATTATCTATAGTGGTGGTTTCTGTTGTGTCTTCAAAGGTGAGTGTTTCTGCCATATGTTTATGTTAATTGTTCCATTGGGAAATCATCAGGAGGTGGTCCGCCACCCTGCGGTTGGCCATCTAGTCCAAGACCTCCAGATTCTTCTATTTCTTTAGCTAATTGAGGATTCTTTGATGGGTCCATAACAGGAGCTTTAAGCATATTAGGTGCCTGTTTCAATTGTTCCATCTCCATTGCTTGTTGTTGAGCTTGCTGCTGTTCTTGTTGGATTTCTTCCATTCCTCTAACAAGATTTAATACATCTATACCTTGAGCTGCAGCTAATCGTTTAACTACTTCTTCAGGATTGATATATTTAGCAACTGCGTCTGGTCCCATTGTTTGTGAGATAGTAGTTAGGAACTGACCTAATGCTTGTACATCCTGTCCTCTACCTAATGCATTAATACCTGCAACAATGATTGGTTTAACCATTCCTTTAGGAATACGTGGAATCTCTCCAGTCTTCTGGAATACAGTAAGCTTTCTGTTTAAATATGGTACTAGGAATTCAACTGTAAGTAATCCAAAGAGACCACCAAGTTGTTGTTCTAGTTCCATCTGTGTCATCTGTACTTCCTGTGCGGTAGTACGTTCTGAATCTCTAACTGATAGTATTAGGAAAGCTTCATTTAATCTTTTCTCTAATTGACCCATCAGTTGATAAGCTGTTTGGAAGTCAGCAGTTTTACCAACTTGTACAACACCTATATCATCTGGCCTTCCTTGAACGATTGCTCCGTTACCTGCAGAAGCCAGTGTCTGGGGTTTAGTAGTGCTTGAGGGTGATACTACAAAAACAACTTTAGAAGCTGCTGCAGAGCCTTCTACAAGTGCCTGAGAGAGTGCCTCTAAGGACTTAAGATCTCCTATGAATTGACCAACTCTACCACGACCATAAGCTTCACCATCTACTGTATTAAATCGTAGTGGTAACCATGGTGTGGCATCTACTGGTGCTTTACTCATAGAACCATTCAGCATATGACCATGTACTTCTTGGTGCCAAACAAATCTATTGTTCTCTCTGGTTACCCAAGTATATATGTCACATTCATTTCTACCTATATCTTTATCACCTTCATCGGTGACAGAATCTTGGTATTCTAATTCAGGTGGTAATTGTTTTTCTATTAACTTTTTGTTAACAGTTTCTTTTGTGACTATTTCAATCACTTCGCCGTTACCATCTCGTTCTATAACAAAGCGGTTCAACGGAAATAATTTCAGACCAGTCTTACCCATAAAGATAAGAGCATTACCACCGACAACTAAATGCTGCAGTGCTTGGTGTATTACTACACGATCATCTGATGCAGCAATAGCATCGAGGATAGTGCGCTCTATCTTAGCAAAGGATAAGTCTAATTCTGATTTTACTTCTGGTGGAAACTGTTCTCCTAGCTGTGACTCATCGAGTTGTAGTTTGAAGAAGCTAGACTGGGGAGGTACTAGAGCAAGAGATAATTTACTTGCTAATGCTACCACCCCTTTAGCTCCAACTGATTGCCATGGAGTAGGAAGCTGCTTCATGCCTCGCTTACTTTCTTCATGACCTCTGATAAGATAAGGTAGTGTCAGTTTTGTTGCGTCTTCCGCTTCGGTTAGAAACTGGGAACGATCACTCGATAAATAGTCGTAGCGTTCTTTTGCTGACATTAGTTTCTATACGTTAATTCGTTTAGGTGCTGGTACCCAAGGGTTCTTAGGATCTTCTTTAGGTGCATCATATGGTTGACCTGGAGACCCACCTTTACCAGCAATGGTTAGTACATTTCTATCTAAGGCTTGATTATATGTAGATCCTCTAGCTTTTCGCTGTGCTCTTCTTTGAGAACCTGTCTTTCTTCCTTTAATCGGTCCTGAAGGAGTGAGCCAGTCTTTTATTTTTAATGCACCAAGACCTATATCACCATCTCCTACATCATGTGCTCCTTGAAGTGTTAAACCACCCCATCCCACAGGGCCAGGAATCATTGATATAGCACCAAGAGCAGCACCTTGCCAATCTTTTTTCATTAAACGAGATCCTACATCCCATGCACCAAGTCCAGTACCAACAAATGGTATAGCTCTAGCAGCTAATTTCTTACCACCTTTTTTAGCTGCAGCTTTAGTGGCTAACTCAGCTACTTCATCAGCACTTGTTAATCTACCAGGTGTTCCATGTGGTAATTGTACTTCTGATGCACCAGAAAATCCTCTAGATACTTTAGATCCAAGTGGGTTTTTCAAAGACATTCTGTCTATTCTTGATTGTTCAGGTATATCTCTTAAGATAAACTGACCATCTTTAGTACCAAATGGTGTTCCTCTTGTAGCTCCGATATCTTGGTACATTCTAGCAGTACCTATATCATCTAGAGCTGCACCATAACCTTTTGCATCTGGTCTAATGGATTCAGGTAGGAGTTTTGTGAGCTTCGATCCTTCTTTACCTTGGAAATTAGGATCAAATACTATTGCGTCACCAAATTCATCAAAACTAGGCAACCCTGTTACAGCTTTGTTATCAATTAAGTCTCCTCTAAGTTCATCCCTTATTCCACGTAAAATTCGTTGACCTGCTTGAGGATTATTGAATATTTGTGCAAGAGTTGGTCCTGTATCAGCTCGGTCTGTTTCTAGAGTACCTCTTTGAAAACCCTTCTCCTTTGCTAACTGTTTTTGTTTAGCAGCTGTATCTTGCTCACTGAATGCCTGAGTAAAATGCTTACCTCTTGCTAAATCTTCCTGACCATATCTGAAGTCCCAATCTGCAAGTTGTTGTGGTGCATACTTATCTCCTGCTAGAACTTTTTCCATTATCTTGGATCTCATTCTATCCTGTTGTTCTGATAAATCTTGAGAGTATGCTTCATCAGTTGACAAATAAGGAGTATCTTTAGCAGCAGCGGCATGCCAATCTTCAGCAGTATAACTCCAGGTATCTGGGTTCTTGCCCCACCAGTAATCACCTACTACATTACGAGCAGATCCATCAGGTCTCATATCCCAATCAACACTCCATGATCCAGGCTGACCATAGTGTTCAGCTTTTAAATCACCACCTTGTCTAATGACTCCTGACCCTCCACTGTGCCTACTATAACCACGTACAGCACCTGTCTCTGGGTTATAACTTGTGAAACCGAACCATCCTGGTAATGATCGTTTGATTTTACCTAACTCTGAATCATCTACTGGTTGATTCCTACCACTTTTTATACTTTTTATAATATCTGGACTCCACCTGTCACTTTCAGTATCAATACTCCAACGACCATCACCTTTAGGATCACCAAACCAAGCAAAACCTTCTCCAGGAGATGCTGATGCTATTTCACCTATCTCTCCTCCAGCACTAGCTCGTGGTAGACCCAAGCCTTCTCTTATAAGTCTAAGTTCACTAGGAGTTGCTTTAAATGCATCAGGATTCTTAAGCATTCTTTGTCCTTGCTCTGGACTTATGAAACCTCTGTTAGGACCAGCATCAAAATAACCTCCGTAACTACCTCCTGATAAAGAAGAAGCTATTGGTTGTGTAGTATTTCCTACAGGTTGTGGTGATGTTTGTTGATAAAAGTTTGACCAATCTCCAGGATTAAAATCGTAGAACTCATTAGAATTAGGATTAACTTTTGTACCTTTCTCATCAAAAATTGGTAATGCCATATCTATTCATCTAATCTTTGTTTATACCACTCCACAACAGAGCGTTGACCTGCTTTATACATGATACTAGCTAACTCCTCTTTAGGATGTGGGTTTACAGGTGGAAATCTATCCTCCATCTCTAGTAAAAGAGACGGAGGTGTTGGCCCAAGCAAAGGCTCAAGCGTATTGGGGTAGGTTGACATTGCTATGCTCAAAGAACGCTGGCATACGAGCTGCTTTTGTATCAGAAAACTCTGGGGCTATACCCTCATACATTAATCGATCACTAGCATCCAGCCAAAATTTTTTGTCCAAATATTTATCGGCAGTATTTATACCTAGAGGTTGTAAGACCCAATTGATAGTGGCCTTCCTAAGTTTATCCAAAGAAGGAGAAGCAGATA